TATTTCATGTAATACAAATATAATACCCTGATTCATGTCATAAATATTCTTTTTTTCCAAATTATATTTTTTTATAAATATTTCATCTTGTATAATAAATGATGTTCTTTTAAATGAAAATGTTGGCTCTTCTTCTGTCGCGTCTTTGTTTATTATTTCTTTTGTTTTTGTATAGTGTGTATTACGATCGGATGTTTTTAGTAATGTACGTTTGTTTTTAGAATCATATTCCGAGTTTTGTTGAATACTGCCGTCATCATTTATAGAAATAAAAACAGGGTCATTTTCAACATCATCGAAAAATTTTATACAAATATCATATAACTCTGAAAATATATTACCAAGACGGATTTTTTTCAATTCATTAAAAATAGATGACAAAACTTCTACGTGTTTCCCAAAATCAATATCTTCTTTACGATATTTTTTAGGTGGGACATATTCTTTATCATCTAGGAAAGATGCAATTGAAAGTGCAAATCCAGCCATTTATAATATAATATATTATATTTTTTTAGATTCCTCGACCCCTTAATATGCCCGGTCATCCGGTGGTGGCATATTGGGATATAATGTTGGAATAAAACTCGTTTTCGGCGTAACATAACGTGGTTTTGTTATATTATTCTCTTCATATTTCCCAGAATCTAATGCTTTTTGTGTATATAATACACCTCCCCAATTGGGATCCAATGGATTGTCGCTCAATTCAGGAAAAGACGTGGAATCGTGGATTTTGTCCAATTCGGTATAGGTTCCTTGTTGCAATCCATAGGGATCAAATCCCGCATAATTACCCTTATTATAGGGTCCATTGTCTCGAGAGGAATCAATTAATTTCTGTGGGGAATTTCGATCTAAATTTGCAGGATTGTTGTAAAGTACATCTGGAGGCGGACCCTTCTGTAAATCTAAATGGTTTATTTGGGATTTATTCATGAAATAGGAGGGAGGTAACCCCCCTTCTTGATTAAATGGACTCGGACGAACGCGATACACATCCTTTCCTTGGGTATCATTTTCGCGTTGGACATATAATACTGGACAACGAAATCCTTTATTGCGTTGTATTTCTAAATAATTGATATATTCATCTAAATTATAAAATGGTATTGGATTCACACCAGATTTTTCGGGCATTTTGCTGTTGTACAACAATAAAATATCTCCCTTATTAATTAACATATCTGGACATGAATATTCGGGGTCTTCTTCGCTAGAGGCTTGTGCGTTATTTTCATTTTCCATGGGTTCAATGTGTTGTTGCATTTTTAATGAATATTTAGCATAGACATACATTCCCGTTATAAAGGTAACAACAAGAAATATTACAAATAATTTATTTAGTGGTTTCATAACTAATCCAATATATAATATTATAGACGAAAAGAAAATTATTATTTTTTTACAATATAATCAATATATATAACACATGCCCGGAAATAAAAAAACTGCCAAGAAAAGGCGGAGTGTCAATAATAAGAAAACGCGTGTAAATCGATCATCAAATGTGAACCAAGCAAAAAAACCTATTGTAATTGGTAAAATGTATGCAAATTGGTGCGGACATTGTATACATTTAAAACCCCATTGGAATGAAATGAAAAAGAACCTGAAAAAATCCAAAAAACGCAAATATGTATTTGTGGAAATCGAAGCGTCCAAAGAAGACCAAGGAAAAAATTACGTAAACCATCACTATTTGAAAACAAGCCCGCGCAAATTGGAATTACAGGGGGGTTACCCCACATTATTTAAAATTGTTGGCGGAAAATTGAATTATTATCCATCATCAATGTCTCGCGATTTGCCACAATTAATGTCTTGGTCGCAACAAGAGGGTGACGTCTAATTCAAATTATACTAAGAAATTCGTTACGTTCCCAGGGTTTCATCAATCCCCACAATATATTGATTTGACTATGTAATGGAAGGGTGTATGATTTTTCTATAAATCTCAATACACTCACATTATCATGTAACATGTAATGTCGAAAAAAGGTTGCATAATAAGAAGAAGATATATAATCCACTTGAAACCAATTTATAAAATGGTGTAAATCACAAATGATGAATGTAAGAGGCGGGTTTTTAAATAACAATTGTTTTGTATTATGAAAATGGACAATGTCTCTTAATAATTGTTTGGACTGCACATGATAACTATATGATAAAATATGATGTATAATATGTATTGGAAGTTTATGCCACATTGATTTATTATTGTATTATGTATCTATTTTTCTGGAATCAAAAAAATTGAACTAAGAACCATATAAAAATTGGACTCCATAGTATCTAATTCTTATATTAACACGTGATAATAATCGCATAATGGATTCCGAAAATACAAGTGAAAAACCTATTATTATACGTCGTAAGAAAATTCCTGTAAAAACGTTCCGTCTTTTGGATTTTCACATATATGATGAAAGTAATAGAAAAGCAGTGACCTCCACAGAATATGGTCAAGAAACCTCATCGGGCAGCGATTCGGATGAAAATTCGAGGGCCCCCAGATCGCCAAAACGCGATGAAGGGCAATTTATAATTCAAATGTTTGGTTTGAATGAAAATGGCGAAACCTTTTGTATTTATATAAACGATTATCACCCATTCTTTTATATAAAAGTAGGGGAAAAGTGGACATTGCGAGAGGCGTATGCATATTTGGGGGAAATCAAGAAAACACTGGGGCCTTATTACAACAATACTATTATGGAACCCGAATTGATTGAGAAACAGAAATTGTATGGGTTTTCGGGAGGCAAAAATCACAAATTCTTGAAACTGACCTTTTCGAATAGTGGTGTGATGAACAAAGTAAAAGGGTTGTGGTATGAATACCCCGAAGATGGTGGTGACCGTAAAATGAAAAAGGTCATTTATAACAATACCCTATTGGAGTTGTATGAGAGTAACATACCCCCTTTGTTGCGCTATTTTCATATACACAATATAAGTCCCTCGGGATGGGTATCCATACCCATCGATAAAGCGCGTGCAATCGAAATGCCAACAACCACATGTGATTATGAATATGTATGCTCCATTCATCATTTGACTTCATTGTCAAAAAAGGAAAATGCAGTGCCCTACAAAATATGCAGTTTTGATATTGAAGCCAGTAGCAGTCACGGGGATTTTCCACTTCCCAAGAAAACCTATAAACGGCTTGCCACAAACATTATAGATTATTGTATGCGTTCATCCAGCGAATTGAATGAAAAATCAATAAAAACCATATTGAAAGCATCTATACAATATGCGTTTGGATTCAAAGTAAAAATGTTTGAAAATGGCGATGACATTGATTTGGTATACCCCAAAACGCCCATACCTACAAAAAAAGAAGTGGATGCTTATATTGCACTCCTGTTGGAAACCCCGATTCATGCCATTGAAAAAAAGGAACAATGCACAGATTTGTTATCCATTGAAAATGTATTTGAAAAAATAAAAGAAGAAAATCTGAAACTGTTGGAAAGCAAGGGGGGTAATGGAGGGGATGACGACGACGACGAGGACAATGAATCCCCCGGGGGAAATAATGAAAATGCGTTTTATGGGAAACCTGCGAAAAAGTCAATGAAACATGGACCCTCTTCCAAAGTCAACAAAACAAATACAATTGTGGATATTATAATGAACCCTGAAATGGACCGCGAACATAAAATAATAACACTCAATTCTACTATGACGAATTTATTTCCTCCATTGGAAGGCGATAAAACCACTTTTATTGGGTCTACCTTCATGAAATATGGGGATGCTGAACCCTATTTGAATCATTGTTTAATATTGGGCTCATGTGATCCAGTGGAAGGTGCAGTCATTGATTGTGTAGACAATGAACGCGATTTGCTCACACAATGGAGTCGCTTAATCCAACGCGAAAATCCCGATATTATTATTGGATATAACATCTTTGGATTTGATTATGAATTCATGTTTCGTCGTGCAGAAGAGAATTATTGTGAAAGTGCATTTTTGCAATTGTCGCGTAAAATGGGGGAAGTGTGTGGCAAAAAGATTTTCCCCAAATATGGAGGCGATTCTTCAGACTCTGCAAAAAGCAGTCAATATTCTATTGAAAATACCAAGATTGTATTGGCAAGTGGCGAATATGATTTGCGATACCCCAAAATAAATGGTCGATTACAAATCGATTTATATGCCTACTTCCGCCGCGATTTCAATTTGTCTTCTTATAAATTGGATGACGTGGCAGGTCAATTCATAAGCGATGACATTAAAAAAATGGTTTGCACCACACACCACATATGGGGGGACATTACAGAACTCTATAGCAAAAATTTAATGGGATTGCACAAAGGCGATTTTATTCACATTGAATTGTCCAGTTTCACAACCGATTATTATAAAGACGGCAAAAAATTCCGCGTATTGGAAATCTTGCGCAATGTTGAAGTTGCCGAAGAAATAAAAGGCAAAACAGTGAATACTACCTACAATGTTCTTATTATTGAAGGACACGAGTGCATTGAAAACGGAAAATCATTACGCTGGGGTATGGCAAAAGACGATGTGACCCCACAAGATATTTTCAGATTGTCCAAGGGTTCGGCGGCGGATCGTGCAGTGGTTGCGAAATATTGTATTCAAGATTGCAACTTGGTTCATCATCTCATGAATAAAATCGACGTATTAACAGGATATATTGAGATGTCGAGTATTTGCAGTGTTCCTATTAGTTTCTTGGTATTCCGCGGTCAAGGTATTAAACTCACGAGTTATGTGGCGAAAAAATGTATGGAAAAAAATACGTTAATGCCTGATTTGCCACGAACAGGAGAAAATGACGGGTATGAAGGTGCCATTGTATTGCCTCCCAAATGTGCCATGTATATGGACAATCCAGTGGCTTGTGTGGATTATTCTTCATTATACCCATCCTCTATGATTAGTCAGAATTTCTCCCATGATAGCAAAGTATGGACAAAAGAATATAATTTGGAGGGGAAACTCATTGTTGAACATGGCGAAAAAGACAGACACGGCAATTATTGTTACGATAATTTGCCTGGACACCATTATATTGATATTGAATTCGATATATTCAAATATTTGCGCAATCCAGCAAAACCCAGTGCAAAAGCGGAAAAAACCAAGGTCGGCAAGAAAATATGCCGTTGGGCGCAATTTCCTGATAACAAAAAAGGGATTATGCCTTCTATATTGGAGGAATTGTTAAAAGCGCGGTCAGATACACGCAAAATTATTAAAACCGAAAAAGATCCTTTTATGCAAAATATATTGGATAAGCGACAATTAGGGTATAAGGTCACTGCCAATTCGTTGTATGGACAATGTGGCGCAAAAACATCGACGTTTTACGAAAAAGATGTGGCGGCATCGACGACGGCAACAGGTCGTATGATGATTACTTATGCCAAACGCATGATTGAAGAAGTGTATGGCGATTTAGAATATAATACTCAATGTCATGGGTTGGTTCAAACGCACGCTGAATACGTATATGGAGATACGGATTCTGTATTCTTCACCTTCAATTTGAAGGACCCGGTTTATGGCGAACCCATTGTTGGCAAAAAAGCCCTGGAAATCACCATCGAAATTGCACAAGACGCCGCGCATTTGTGCAGTCAGTGGTTGAAACCGCCCATGGAATTGTGCTATGAAAAAACCCTGATGCCATTTATATTGTTGTCGAAGAAACGGTATGTAGGTATGTTATACGAAACCGATGCCAATAAGGGCAAAATGAAATATATGGGGTTATCCATAAAACGGCGGGATTCGTGTGATTATTTGAAAGATACCTATGGGGGTATATTGAATATATTGATGAAAGAACACAATATTGCAAAAGCCATTACATTCTTGAATGGGTCATTGGAAAATTTGATTCAAGGCAACGTTCCTATGGAAAAATTGACAATTACCAAAGCCCTGCGAAGTGATTACAAAAATCCACAGCAAATTGCCCATAAAGTGTTGGCGGATCGGATTGCACAAAGGGACCCAGGAAATAAACCGAAACCTGGCGATAGAATGCAATTCGTACATATTGTGAGTTCTGCGAAAAAGGCACTTCAAGGGGAGAAAATAGAAACCCCCGAATTCATAAAAGAACACAATTTGAAAATCGATTATACCTTTTATATTACCAATCAATTGATGAAACCGTTACAGCAATTATTCGGATTGTCGTTGGAAGAGATTTATAAAATCCATGGGAAAAGCAAATTGATTGGGACTTATAGAAAGGATGTTGAAAAATTACAAGAAGAATTTCCCGATTTGGAAGCGTTTATGAAACGAAAAGAAAAATATTGTTCCACGAAAATTAAAGGGTTATTATTTGATGAATTTTTGACAAAAATATTTAATGAAAAACATGGGATTCAATTGATTAGTAGTTTCTTTCGTTGATCCTTTTCCCAATACAAATACACGCTCTTAGTATATGCATTATATTTAGTATAATAAAAACTATATATAATG